GTGCTACCGATACGGATGTGGTCGCCGTCTTCCATCAAAACTTTGGTCAAGGCATATGCCAAGCCATAGATTTGGTAGATGAAACGGGTGATATACAATGTACCACCTTGATCGTAGCTAACTGGAGTGCCGTCAGGCATTGCAGGAGCTGCGTTCATACCGAAGAGCATTACTTCTTCATGGTAGTTACGTGGGATACCTTGGATCTGTTCTACAAATCCCTTCCACTCGTCGGCGCGTTGTTCATAAACGCCATCGAAGACTTCGTTGATAATCGGTTCGACTACCGCACGAAAGTCGGTACTGCGCATTGGGGTTGCCATTTGCTATTCCTTTTCTTTCGTTGTTATACTGCTACTGCGGGAGCAGAGAACTGGTTATTGGCGATTACAACTTGAACGATGGTGTAAGAATCACCCCATGCGTTTGTTGAACCGGCTGGGTAGGCAGTTTCACGACCGAGACCAACTACGCGAACTTGACCTTGGCTACCAGAAGCAACAGGAGTTGCCAAAAGAGCTGTAGTGGAGAAGCCGGCGCCACCTGTACCAATGGTATAACCATCAGTAACTAATGAACCTGCTGTTGTGTCAAAGTTATACTCAGAGCCAAGTGCGTTAGCGTTTGCAGAACCGTTAACTTGAATTTCATAGACCAAAGCTGGGTCTTGGAAAATCCAAAAAACGATTTGTGTAGCAGCTGCTAAAGAAGCGGCAGTGATCGACTTACCTAGTGTGCGGCGGCCTTCAGCGGTTGTATATTCTACACCGTCGAAAGAACCGTATACTTTGCCGGAGCCGGCAGTTTGGTTAGCGATTGTTAATTGGCCTGTTGAAGTGATCGCTACTGGAGTGTACTGGTAAAACGCAACTTGTGCGCCAGTCAAATAGTAGGGAGCAGTATAAGCACCACCAGTAGTACTGGTAAGGTTAAAATTGTTTGTTCCAACGAATGGAACAGAACGATCTAAACCGCTTGGGTGATACGCTGGCTTCAGACCAAAGGGTTGAAATACTGTAGACATTGTCTAATTTCCTTTGTTTTTTGAAGAATGTTAAGAGAAACGAATGTTTTTATTATTCGCTTTTGCGGTATCCTTTTCCATTTCCAAAAGACCACCCTCAAGAACCGAACGTCCACCCTTATTACCTTGCGCTGTGTCGCGAACCTGCGCTGTAATATTGCGTTGATGTTCAAGCGGATCCTCCAAATGGAGCATACGCATTACTTCTTGATAGATATCCTCTGGTAACTTAAAGAGTACCATTTCGTTACAACTAACACAGCCTTCAAACTTGCCTGAATTCATCTTGCCTAGTCCTTCAAAGCCTATACCTAATTCTGAGGCTTTAACTGGCTCATAACCCAATGCCATACGTTTGTCGATACTGTCGTAAGTATTGGTTGTTGACAACCAACACAAGTGCATCCCAGGGATCACTCCCGTAGGAAGTTCGGGCAACGCACTATTTGCCCACTTGTCTCTAAACGCATCGAGGCGTTCACGACGTGCAATGTCATCTGGAGCGGCAGTCATAGTCCGCTCAATTACTTCTTGTGCTCGATCGGCTAAGCGATCATCTAAGTCACGTTTAATTCTGTTATTTGCCATGATAATTATCCTTTATTAGCGCGGTCATACTGAGCGTATGCGCGGATCATTTTATTTCGTTTAGCTACATCGTCCCATGCACCGGCGTCTTTAATTGCTTGAACTCGATCACGTGATAATGTGATGGTTCCAGGTTTTACGCTAGATTCATTTGCTACTCGGCTAGAGGCTGTTGGGCCTGCTGACCGTTTTGCGGTTTTTCCACCCTGCGCTGTGTAGCGATGTGGGAGACGTGCAGATAAACGATTGTCGAGTTCTTCCCAATATTCGGGGTCACTAGGATCCCAACCATCGGTTGCCAACTCTTGATCAATTACCTTGGCAATTCTACTATCTGTATCTCGGGCTTGTGGATCATACCAGCTGTTCTTTTTAAGCCAGCGTGTTGCATTCGCTTGAACTTCGGTACTAATTTCGTTAGGCACATTCTGTTTTGGTGCCTTAGCTGCCTCGAGTTGTTGTTTTTTGTAATGCTGTACTTGAGCCAGGCGCGCTTTTGCGTCTGTTAATTGCTCTAGGTACTCTATTTGACCGGCTGCATCACCATTTTGAGCGGCTTGTAGCATCTTCATCTTGGCATATTCGACCCTGGTGGCTTCATCTTCCACCTGTTTGTCGATTTGTGCAAACTGATATGATGCTGCAGTGCTTTCTACCTTAGCTAAGCGTTCTGCCAGCTCGGCGTTGCGTCGTTCAAGCGTTGTAATCTTGTTTTTAGCAGTTAAATCGCGCTGTTTCTTTAACTCTTTCTTGAGTTTTCGCTCTTCACGTCGTGCTTCACGGATTTTTTCGCGTTCTTCTTCAGATTCTGCGTCTTCGTCGTCTTGGGCATCTTCTTCAGCATGCTCTTCCGCGTCTTCGTCGTCGTGATCGTCGTCTTTTTCGGCTTTTTTCTCTTTTTTGCCCTTTTTGCCTTCGTCTTCTTCCAATTCTTCTGGAAATTCAACCTTAGCTAAGACCGAGCCGTCTTCTTGTTCCTTAATTGGAACATCTTTTTCATTTTCTGCCATAATTTTCTTTCAAAATTAGTCTACAAACGCTTTCATTTTCTGCGCATATTCAAAATTCTTGATGCGAGAGATGATTTCACGTGCCTGAAGGGTAATAAACACCACTGGGGCGCCTTCATCATCAGGATTAATAACAAAACGGTCACCGCCGTACTTAATTGTACGTACTAAATCGCCTTCTTTACACCAAGGACCTTCCGGCCATGGGGTTAAATCGGCATCTAGATTGCGATATGCTAGTGGCCCAACCTGGACTACCTTTGCAACTGTCTCATTAAAACGTAACGTTTGTTTGGTCTCGTCTACTAAAATAATCCCACCTTTACTTGTGGTTTTTTCTCGACGTAATTGAACTAGCACACGATCCCCTGCAACTTCAACGCCGGGATCAATGACCGGAAAACATTCAAGTTCCGATCGAGTATCTGGTTCATCATTTTGATTTATATCAAATGCTGCCATTCGGCAACCTCCTATAACCTTTACAGGTCGTCTTCATCTTCCGTCAAAATTTCATTGATAATGTTTAGTACATCACTAAAACCTTCGTGTCTACCAACTAAACGTTGGTAATCTTCGAATGAGTTAACATTAAAACCGGCGGTGACGGCATCCGCTATCTTTTTTTGTTCATTTCGCGTGCGCGAAATAATTTCCGATAATAAGTCCTTCATATTTTTACTAATACGTGGAGGCGGAGCAATCCGCCCTAAAAATTGTTATTCTTTGAACAATTTTCTTTTTTAGTTAGGATTTGTAAATTCCAAGGTACATGCAATCCCGATACAGTTTTACCTTTAAGCGGAACAATATGGTCAACTTCATATTTTTCCCCAAATTGCTTTTCCATTTCTTTTGCAAGTAAATAAAATCCTTCTATTTGAAGATGGTGTTCTTTTGTAAGCCAAGTTGGTGTTCTGTTAATTTTTGTTGCGTGTCTGTTTCTTGTATAAGCACAAACTTTACTTGGATTAGCTATTTGCCATTTTCTTGTTTCTTTACGAGCTTTGTCTCTGTTTCTTTCCCTGCATTTTGCCATTCCTAAGTTTTGCTTGGAAAAAGCTGCGGGGCTATACCAAGCCTCGGTTAAATATCCATCTTTTAAAGGGCGATCGTATCGATAATGGTGAAACGCAAACCCATCATCACGTAAATCGCCGCGTTTAAAAAATTTACCCGTTTTAGGATTGATTCTTTTCACTAATTTGACCTAGTAGAAATTTCCGCCGCCGATATCTTTTAGATTTTTATCTGGACCAACTTTGCTACCCTTAGCCATTTTAGCTTGGGATGCGCCTATTTTCCAGTTGTTATCGCGGTGCGAACCAGATGCACCTTTGTCGATAGTTTTCTCACCAGGGCCGCCGCCAGAGCTTTGGTTACCAGATTGCTTGTAAGTTTGGCGAAAGCCTAATTCGTCTGCCATGATTATTGTCCTTGTTGTGGTTGTGGAGCTGCTGCTTGTTGTTCTTGTTGTGCTTGCATTTGGGCCATTTGCTGCTGGTGCTGCTGATCAGCTTGTTGCAGGCCTTGTGCATGCTGCTGAGCGTTTTGTTGTAGCTGTTGTTGGTGTGCTTGATCTTGCTGAGCTAATTGTTGTTGGCCTTTTTGTGCTTCAATTTGGGCTTGAACTTGCTGAGCTTGTTGATCAAATGATTGTTGTTGTACAGCTAATCCATGTTGCCGAATGTCTTGGTTGGCAGCAGCAATTGCTTGCATAGCAGATTGATCTTGATCGGCTTCTAGTTTGCTTTGGAGTTGATCCATTTGCGCGCCGGTTGTGATCATGGCAACACGTTCCTTAGCAGCGTTGTTGATATTTGCCATGGCAATATCGGTAGCGTTGCGTTGGTTATCAATATTAGTCTGTGTGCTATACTTAGCTTGTAACTCTTGAACTTTTTGCTGCAATTCCGCAATTTTAATTTGATAATTTTGTTGATCTTGTTGCTGTTGCAATTGCATTTTGGCTTGAGCTTCTTGTGTCTTACGCTGTGTTTCAGCCATCTGAGTTTTAAGAATGACTTGAGCAGTTGGATCAGCCATAGAGGCTTGTTGTTGCTGAGCTTGTTGACCTTGAGCAACTTTTTGCGCCAACGCAGAAATTTGCTGCACGTATTGCGACATATTTTCTTTTGCGTCTTGGTCCACCATTTGTGAGGCCAGTGCAAGAGCTTGTTGTGCTTCGATATCCAGTGGGTTTTCTTGATGTAGGTTGAGAACATCTTTGCCACCAGATGCTTGTGCAACATATGAGCGCATCGATTGTAAGTAGTGCAGCGTTAAGTGCTGCTTAATGTGCTCAAGGGCGTGCGGTGCAAAGACAGGGCCAATAACTGGATTGCCACCGTAAGCAGGGTTTTCTGCATACTCTAAGTGAACCTTAATGTGAGCGATATGGTCTTGGTCTGGGTAAGCAGCGGCTGGTCGGCCCATAGTCATTGAGACGTTCTCAAGCGCTGGGTTAGATTCAGATGCGCCCAATGGGTTTGGCAATACTTCTTCAATTGCTGGAATCTTAAGCTGAGAAAGAACGCGGCGATATACCGCGCGCACGTCAAACATTCCAGGGGGCGCAGAAGTGGCCATCTGTAAGAGGGCTTGGTTCTGTGCTAAGCGCTGTGACTCAGAAAAAATGTTAGGATCGGATACTGGGCGTACATCAGAGTTGTACGCAAAGTCACGGATCTTAATATCCGTACCAGATTGGTTGTCCATTTCGTCCAGGTACCAATGATTGATACGAGATACGATTGCTAGGGACTTAGCCTGGCTACGATGCAAGCGTGCGTGAATTGATGAGAATACTTTAGCGCCTTGCTCAATTAAAGCCTGGGTTGTGCCGACAGGCATATTGTTGTTCGCTTCGCCAATTTTTTCTTCGGCTGTGGTTACAACACCTTTGGCTGCATCAGTCAACCAACCCAATAGGTTAAACAAAGTTTGTGACGGTGGGTTGAATGGCATAGCCATTGCAATCTTACGTACATCATCAACGCCTGGAGCGCCTTCAATTTCAATTACTTGGGTTGGTTCAATTCTGTCAGACTGTCCACCAATTCTTCCACCTTTGAGCTTGAGCATGGTTTGAGAATTATTGATGTGAGCAGCGTCAAGAAGAGCGCGGAGAGAACCGGTAAGAGCAGCACTAAGCCCACCAATAAGCTGAGGTAATCCAATAGCGTAAGCTCCTCGCCAAGGAATGAACTTAAACTCGACAAACCAATCCAATTTTTCCAGTTTGTCATCATTTGCTTCCCAGTTGCGGTAAAGGGCTAATACTTTTGAAGTTGTCTCATCAATGGTAAGAATATACGGGGCGCGGCGGCCATTTGTTTCTGGGTCTTCTTCCAGACGCATAAAACAAGTTACTTCGTAAATGCGACGTAAACCGTCAATATTTTTCGATGGCATTTCTTTGCCTTCGATTTTATTATTGGCTTTTTCAGATTGCGTTTGATCATCTAACGGTGCATCAGAACTGTATTCTGAATTGATGTCGATATAAATGCCGGCTTCAATACGCTGTAAGAAAGTGTCTTCGGTAATGTCTTGGACTTCAGTTACGCGTTGTGCTGTATAGAAGTTGGTTGAGGAGTAAGGTAGGAGAATATTGTCAATTGGCACCCATTCGCATGTTGGGCGCGCTTGTTCGCTATCATAGCGCCATTTGAGAAACTGAGAACCGCCTAGTGGGAGTTGGGTCAGCAACTGTTCCATTTCGTCACGGAACTCAGGTATCTGTTCAGTGAGCTGCCAGTTCATAAAGTCTACTTTACGATTGGCTGTCTCTTCTTTTAATCTGTCTGCTATGCCCTTGATATTTGACTTAACGATACCATCTGGGGGCAATAGCTCTTTGGATGACGATGCTGCGAAATCAACGCAGCTTTCTGCCATTACCGGATGAACAACTTTAGAAGCGCCATCGAAAGTAGCGCCACCGGGAGCGTCCTTACCAAGACCAGTACGACGTAAGCCCTCTTCATATTGTTTATCTCTTTGCTTACGTGATTCTCTGTCTACATCAATGTAGTCAAGATACTCAATCGCCAGTGCTTGTAAGTCACCTTCGTCGAATACTTCGGCAAGGTTGGCATAAAATTCTGGTGCTTCTTTAGGGCTTGCTTTTGGTGTAAAATTAACACTTACCGAGCCATCTTCGTTTTCGATGACTTCTTGTTCTGCCTCATCTGGGTCTAATCCCAGTTCATCTTCAAATTGCTCTAATTCCATGTCCTGGTCTTGAGCTTCATGGATATCATCTTCTCGGTCTAAACCGGGAAGGTTGTTTCCTGATTGAATCGGTAGTCTTGGGTTTGCCATAGAATATTTTTATTTGTTGCGCGGCGATGCTTGGCCGGCAATTAGGAATGGGATGGACACAATTCGGTCCTTATTTTAACTAATACGTTAAATGAGTTAAATCCGCCCTACATGGAGTAGGGGTTAGCGAACTTATTACGATAGGCGTCATCAGAGTAGTCATAATCCCTTGCAGGCAAGAAATCGAGCTGAATCCAGCCAGAATCCCTTAAAACACGCAAGGCCTGGGATAATGAGTCCACATAGTCATCGTGACCCCCTGCTTCTGGGAATGAGCATACCTGACGCAAGAATCGTTTAGCCCACTCTGCAAACTCACCCTTAACCTTGATGTCTTCCGGTATAAACACCTTACCCTTAGCAACCAGTGGGGCCACAATGTTTAAACGCTGCACTTTATCAGCGCGCCCCGGGTTGTAGCCTCGTACAGGCACCCCAGAGCCTTGGAGCTCTTGAATAAGGGATATACCTGCACTCTTGTCTTCCATGAGTATCAGGTCGGCTTTACGGCCCTTACCGAACTCGTTGTCTGCCCCATATACCACTTCTTTAAAATCGTCGATTACTTTGCGGCGTAACTGTGGGTAGGCTAGGTGCTGATCCCACGCATCAAGTAAAATAATTGACGTACCAGCATCAAGCTGCTCAAACACGCCCCATACTGTACAAGCTGTGGGGTCATTCATTGTTTTTTCTGAGGTAGCCGGATCATACGAGGCAATCACGTATTCCAGGGTTGGTGTGGGTTTGTTAGCTGGCCACATCTTAAACATTTTGCGTTTGATAATACCGGCAGCTTCTGGATCAAGGATCTGACCATAAATCTCCTGTTTACCAATGTCAGTGCCTTCGTACGTTTCTAATTGTTTAAAGAACGTTTCAGACAGGTTGTCTCGGTTGTCGTATGAACTGGCATTAACAACATACACATCGCCGCCAACTTTACCCTCGTTTAGGTCAACGATAAGTTCTTTGGGCTTAGGCGTCGTGGTGATGATTTGTTGGACGCGGGGGATTCTTGGATCCTTAAGACGCAAAGTAAATTGCACACCGTCGTAGGCTTCGTCGAGGTAGTCAAAGGCACACAGCTCATCGAACCAAGCGCCATGGTATTGTTTACCACGATACCGTTCTGGTTCTGAGGCTGGAATTCCCTGAATGATAGATCCGTTGGTGAGTGTAATTTCAAATAGGGATTTGTTGTAGTCTTTGATGAGGCTGGCTGGGATAATATTAAGCAGACCGGAATCTCCCTCAAAACAAGTTGCTCGTATGTCGTTAGAGGTAGGGGCGGTGACAAGCCAGCGTGTGCCTTCATACTTCCAAGCGCGAATGCCAATCCAATGGGAAGCAGTGTGCGTTTTACCAGATCCACGACCCGCCAGCATGAGGAATGTGTCGTACTCGCCATCCTCTGGCTCGCGCTGATGTGGGAGGGCTTGCAGGCTCCATTTGACCTGCCACATGACGGAATCGAGTTGTTGTTTGGGCCAGTGTTTGTGTGCATCGGCGAACTTCTTTAAAATAAGTTCCTGTTTGGGTGTTAAAGACATGATATAAAACCTTCTTGTACTAAGAAGCTCTTATCAGCTCCTTCAGTTTCAATATGAACGCACATCTGTGGTTCAATCTTTTTAATAATTTCAATGTATCGTCTGGCTTGGTGTACTTTAATCTTTGGGGAGACTTGATGATCCATTAGCTGAATACGACTACGAAACGTCAGTGTGTATTCGTTAAAGTCTTGCCGATAGGTTAGATTGGTTTTAATCCCTAATGATTCTACCAGGCCTTGAATTTGGCGCATAACGGCGCCAGTTTTGTTTGTAATTCTAAACGTATCTGTGGTTGGATTGTATTGCCGGCGTTTAGCGTACAAAATACCAGATAGCAGTTGGAGCCTTTGTTCTGGTGATGCCAGTAAAAAGTTTTCCGGTATCCTAGTTGGTATTCTGGCAATGAGCTGCATTTCTACCCTAGGCTCAGTGCTGTACACCCGCATGTGGCACTGTTTGTCTCGCCAATGGATTATTTGATACCCAGCGTCTTTTAACTTTTGAGTTACCGTGTCTTTATGCTCTTTGGGTATTTTGATTTGGTTTTTAAGATTTCGGTTAAAGAACCAAAAGCCAAACACAAAAGGATGAACAGGCAAATCTTGGTGCGGCAGCTCAATTGGTTTTGTGCTGGGAATAGAGTATTCCAATTTATTCTTTTTTGTGACAAGTGGCAGTTCTAAAAGCTGCCCTACACTCACTGGCCGCAATGGGCGCCGAAATTTATGAACGCCTTTGTATTCGTGCGTTCGTTTGCGGTACTTTGTGTTTTCGGTTGGGAAGGTTAGATGTTTGTCGCCAGAAATGGTCAATCCATCAGATAGCGTAATCCGATAGCAATCTTGGGCATAGTACTCCTGTACCAGGGTTACTTTGGTCGGTTTGCCATTACGGTCAAACAGGTAATCTCCTACTTGGATTTTTGATGCGGGTTTCCAGTAGTTATGAGTTAGTACTTTTTCTGTTGCTAAAATCGCCATGAAAGTTTTCTCGGACCCATTGGTCCAGCCAGCGCCCTAACGGCGCGCGAATGTTGTTTTGAATTGAATACGGCAGTTTGGCTATGTCCATTGTTGCCTTGGTGCAATTTAGTCGAAACTGAATGTACTTTGCCGTTTCTTTATCCAGGATAGTTACCGGGACATCGACCGAGTCAAAGTTATTAAGGTCACATACCAATATTCGCAAGCCCATAAACTTGCCGGCAGCGTTTTCCAACGCGCCTTGTATTTGGTAGACATATTTATCCATACTTCTACTAATACGCACATTGTTGTTTGCGCGCCTCGCCACAAGAAAATATCCGTTGACTCTGTCCCCTTTTGTATGGGTAGTATGGGTTGTGCGCACAATTCCAGGTTCCCCCCATACCCCCCTTATTATTTTTAAAAAATTATTTTAAAAAAATAGAATAAAGGGGTACTACCCATACTACCCTGCTTTTGAAAAGTTAAGTGTTTGTTTTTAAACAAAATGTTGTGAGAATCATTCTCATTTACTATTAGAATTTTACAAAAAAAATTTTAGAAAACGGGTTTTGCACCAAAACGGTGCATTTTTTAAGAGCTTGGGGGTTATGGGGCCCCCCTGCGCCCCTCAGCCATGGGACCCAAAAAGGGGGATGTGGTATATAAACAACACCCCCTTATAAAAAGGAGGGTCATACTTGACACATTGGCCATATAGGGTAAACCCCTATTGACTCCGCGCCCCTGACGCTCAGTAGGCTGGGCATTAGGGTAAACCCCTATTGACATCTAGCCTCGCGCCCCCCGCCCGCCTAGATGATAATGAGACGCATTCTCATTTAGATTAGCGCGGACAATATGGCTCATTGTCAATTAGGGTAAACACCTATTGACAAGCACACAGCCATTGTGGTATACTGGAGGGTTTGCCTGTTTGTCTGTATGTTAGTGCGCACTAACTTAGCTAACCGCGGCACAATGGCTGTGTGTATTAGGGTAAATACCTATTGACCGATAGGAGCCACGAGAAGGGGCCTAGGAGACGCGCAGGCTGTTTGCCTCACCAAGGTATTAACCACTATGCGATCGCGTCTCTACGGGGCCAAGCCTTATGTTATAAGGCCATGCGGGCGCGAGGGACCAAGCTGGGGTGTGGACATCTACTAGCTGTATAGTACTTCCCACGATACCCCACAATATCCCACCATATTCCACATTGTGAGATAGTTAAATTATTTGCAAATAGTGCTTGACAATCCATTCCAAGGTCGTTATAGTAGAGTCATGGTAGTAAGTAGTACTCAAACCCAACCGAGATAAATAAGGGGGAGCTGGCAGAACCAGTGCACTTATCCACAGTGCGTATGTTAATAGATAGTAATACTCAGAGCTACTTGATACCAGGTAGCTCGAGGGATTACTAACCAACAACTACACAGGAGTTAATACCATGACAACACCACACATTTACACTGGTGCAATTCGCCACGCTATCCACGCTCTTAACATTGAGATCGCTAGACTGGAGAAGTCAACCAAGGCTCGTAACCTGTCACCTGAACGCTGGAACGCTCTGCGCGTTAACCTAGAATCCAAACGTGACGCACAAGCTAACCTTACTGAGTACTTAGTAGGGGTTACAGTC